ATGTGGAGCAACTTTAAACGCAATTGGCTGTTAATATGGATTGGATTGAACACGCTAAGCCTAGGTGTGTTTTTTATTTACGTTTCAAATTTTCTCGCCGACGAAGATCTAGACCACGCACGATCCCTGTTCACTCACTTTGAGGATCCGGACATGGCAATCCTGCTTGTCATCGTTGGCATGACGTGCGTGCTTTCTGGATTGTGGCATGTTCAGCGTTATAAGGCACAAGCAGCCTCATTAGTGATGGCTGGCGGTATGTGGTCAATGTATCTCGTGACATTTATTTTTCATGATTTGCACACACCAGGGCCGATTGATTTTTCAACAATGTATGCGATTGCTATGTTCACGGCTATTGTGATGGCAGCACTGACGAATACAGGATGGGGCGGTGGTCACCAGTGAACCAAGCAATCATCATGGCGGTATCAACGTTTATTGGTGGTCTATTAACCTATCTAGGTATTCGCTACAAAGCAAATTCAAGCACAATGGCAACGGGCATTGAAAACATCAATGAATTACTTGGTCAAATTCGTAAACAGTCACAAACGATTGAGGACTTGAATAATCAAGTTTTCGAGCAATCAAAGGTGATTGACACGCTGACCCGTAAGGTAGGTGAGCTAGAGCAGAAGTTAACTGATAAAGGGGACATTAAATCATGAAAGTAAGACTGAATTTCAACTATAAATCTGCGACTGCATGGGGAACGTTGTTAACCGCCATTGCGACTGGTGGAATCGGTATCTTAACCGGTCTTGGTGTTGTAGTTAAGCAGACAGATGCAACAACCATTTACGGTTCAATTACGGCCGGTGTTTCACTGCTGACAACGCTGGGTATTCTCACCGCATCTACTGATAAGCAAGGAGGTAACAATGATCAAAAATAAAATTGTAACTACTGGAGCAGCCATAATGGCTGCTTTTTCTTTGGCTCTATTTTCTGGAGATACTCAAAAGGCCAGTGCCTATGTAGTTAATACGCAGTACGCATTTGGCGCCGGTCAAGGTTCACCGTACCAAACGAACAACAAGTTTGTTGTGCTACATGATACGGCCACCGAAGCGAGTGCTGCTAACACCGCCAGTTATTTTGACAACAACTGGAATGTCGCATTTACGAGTGCAACATACGTTGTTGGTGATGGTGGTGCAGTGTATCAAGTCGAACAGCCTGGTTATCAAGCGTGGGCCGCTGGCACGTATGCTAATGCCAACGCTCCGGTTCAAATTGAACTAGCTCATACGTATGACTGGAACACGTTCAAGGCTGACTATGAGTCTTATATCAAACTGGCTCACGATAGTGCTGTTCGTTATGGGATTAACCCCGGTTCATTTAACCATGTAAATGGTGGAATCATCACACACCGTTTTGTTAGTGAAAACTGGTGGGGTGACCACGTTGATCCAATGGAGTACATTCAAGGTCGCTGGGGTGTTTCTGCTGAGACGCTTGCTAATGACATTGCCACAGGGGTATCTAGCCTTGGAACTTCTACGATTAACGTTCCGCAAGCCCAGACGACGGTTCAACAACCTGTCCAACCGTCTGCATCTGTTCATGCCAATCCAACGATTGGTACATTCACATTTGCTGCCACGACTAACATCCGTAGTGGTGCAGGATTGAGTAACAATGTACTTGGTCAGTATGAGGCTGGTCAGTCGGTTAACTATGAACGTGTTGCTTACGCTGATGGTTACAAGTGGCTTGGTTACACGTCATTTTCTGGTAGGCAATGCTGGGTTGCAGTGTTATCTGGTAATGTGGCACAGTCGTCACAGTCCACTACGAATCTAGTACCACAAACTGGTGCTTACGTTCCTTACGGAATGAAGTACGTTCGCAATGCGCCGTCAACGCAGACTGGTGACATCAAAGCGTACTACAACGCTGGTATGGCAATCAGCTACGATGGTTACGTAGATTCAGAAGGTTACCGTTGGATTAGTTACATCGGTGCCTCGGGGAACCGTGCTTACGTTGCCGAAAAGATTCTGTCTAATGGTCAACGATTAGGCTATTGTTACTAAATTGAATATTAGTTTTGCTGATATAAGATAGACCCTAACCTCCAGTAATGGAAGTTAGAGTCTATTTTTTGTGCATTCAGATAGCAAACATTCACCAGATGAGCAGGATCAGCAATGAAATTGTTTTACAATCCATAAAAAAATGATAACTAAATGTAAAGCATTAACACTATTACAAATGTGGTTGTCTTGAGTTTGTTGTATTATTTAAATATTGTAAAATATAAAAAGGCACTTATTCCCTAAAGATCACTATATAAAAATTGGAGTGGATAACTTGTGAACTATCTAGAAATGATTGGTGTAATCATCGCTATAATTTCAACGTTGGGACTTCTGACCCTACCAGTAATTCAATATTTTACGAATGCCTCTGTTGAAAAAACAAAATCTGATAATGAAACAACTATTAGACAGGCAGAACTAAAAAACGAATCAGAAGTAAAGCAGTTTGTCGTCAAATCAAACAACGAACTAAAAAGATACTTGTCAGAACAAAAGCAGGCCGAACAAATCGCCAAAATTCAACAAAAAAATTATGACCGTGTGATTTCACATATGCAGACACTATTCTCTGAATATGTAACCGTTACGTATTCAGAGTTAATAACGCTGATTCCAGACAAGAATAAACAGCCATCTACGCGGCCCTTAGCACTATCAGATAACCAGCGACAGCTTGAAGCGGAGGTGGTGTTATACGCCCCAGGGCTTTCTAATGAATTTGAGTCATTTAGAGATTCAATTGTATTCGTATACAATTACTCACGAGTCTTTAGCGATTTCTGGACTATTGTTAAGGGTTTAAACAAACTAATAGGAGCCAGCCCGATATCACTACCAGACATAAACTCCAAAAAAGATAAAGCCAATTAAATTTGGCTTTTTTTGCATTCATCAGTATGTTGCCAACAAAAGCCCAAACAACAATTAAAGTCCATCCCGTCCACTGAATCATATATTTTTCCTCTCTACTCAACCAATCGGATTATTTAAAATGTGTACTCAATGTCCGCAATTTCCTTAAACTGCTCGGCCGTAATCATTTGACCGGTCACAAAGGTTTTTAATTCGTCAACAGTGTAGAGTCCCATCTCAAAATACAATTTAATAAAATCAAACATTATGCTTGTACCTCCTTAGTGGTCTTGCTTGCAAGCTGTAACAACACTTGTGCATTGAATTTTGACTGAGCCGTTTTGTCTGCGGCCAGTGTTGCCAGAATCTGTGCGTTTATCTTATCTTGAGCTGTTGCCTCAACGGGTTGTGCCGGTTTTGTCGGCTCTTCAATCCAACTCTTCGTTTCAAAGTCAAAATAAACCTTATTGGATTCATTCGGCTGCGGCACATCTGTTTCTGGAATGGTTGGATCAGGCACATAATCGTTTGGCATGACTCGGTAACTGCCGGTGAGATGATGCTGATCATTGATTAAATAAACATTTTTGCTCATGGTTGCCCTCCTTATTTATTAGCAAAGTATGCGAATCCAATATCAAGTACGTCACCTGCATGCAACGCATTCGTATTAATGATTCGAACTGTTGGTGTCGCATTTGATGGCACCATATATGTTACTGATTGATAACCGTAAGTTGTAACGTGATCCAAGATAACGCCACCGCCCCAACCAGGAATACCTTCTGGTGCGTTACACAAGACGATTGAGGTATTTGAATCAAAAGTGTGCAATACCTGAACGGCACCCATAAAGGTAACTAGCCATGTATCACCAAGATCATATTTATGGAACGCACACGGAATGTCCCACTGTTTGAAACCATCCGTTAGCGAGACGGGAATCATGCCGCTATCGCCACCAATAGAACGTACTTTGCTCCACAGATTACTGTTAGAACCATCCTTGGTAATAATATCTTGGACGGTTAACTTACCGGAAATTTTCTGTTGGTCAGCGTTCAATAAGACAGCGCCAGCTGACTCAACCGCTTTTTGATTTGCCTGTGCGGCTGCCTGGGTATCCTTCTCTTTTTGAACGTAGGCGTCAACTTGGTTCATCCAATTCTTAAAATCGGCATCCTGTAACAAGCTCGCCTTGAATGTTGCCCAATCGTCTTTGTATGGATCGTAATTAAAGCTCAAGTACTCACGACCTGCTAATACCGTTGTCGACAGGTCCATCGTTGATTTGACACCATCGCCAGTAATAACTTCGATGAAAAATTTAATTAATCCCTGCGTGGTCAGTGTCGGCTGAGGAAAACGAACGTTGGCAAGACCGTTTGCAATATCAGTAATCTCACCAGACATCGGCACGCCAATTTGTTTGTCATTATCATCCGTGATAACGGTGTTAATTTGAGCGCCTTGTAAGTTACACAACGTGCCATCTTCGCGATAAAGTTGCACTGGTAGTGCATCATTGTCGTCGCCCTGACGTAAACGTAAAACACTGGTGACATCAAGGGTGGCTGCGCCTTCGTACATAAAGAGCCCTTTGCCAAGCGTGAGTTTAAGCGGCAATGTTAACTCACCGGTTGGCGATAATCGTGTATCCATAAATTTCCTCCAATCAAAAAGCCCGCTGACCTTAGTCAACGAGCTTTCTCTGTTTTAATATATCTTGCATTTGATGCAGCGTATCATGAACAATCAACCAGTTTTGTGACCAGATTTGCTTAACTCTATTTCCTAGCCATAATGAATGAACTGCCCTTAGTTGAATATGTTGCATGGGTTGATTCTCAGGCATGTGATACCAGGGTAACTGTTTGGTATTAAACCAATCAATCATAGCATTCACGTTACTCTCAATTTGTTGGGGCAACGTCACCAGCCAGCGGTAGGTACCACGATCACCATTTGGGCGAATTTTAATTGTATCTGGTACTGGTACGTTCGAATCATTCATACGTGACATGATTAACCGCTGCATGCTGGCTAAAGTTTCTTGTGTGCCAATCACGTTGGCTCGTGTCTTAGCCAAGAAATCACCGTCTAACACATCTTGAACAGGTTGGCTGGCCGTAATCTTTGCTGTATTGGTTGCATGCACGCTTAATGACTGACCATTTAAAAAGGTAATCGTAGCGTCCAATTCGCTATCTTGTACCCAGTACACGACTTTCTCATCGGAATTAGGGCCAAGATAACGTGCTGCCCACAAGCCCCCAATTTTGTCGCTGATCCAGTGGTCAAAATGATAACCAGTCAGTTTATCGCGCAAATTCAACAATTGTGTCGATGTCTGATTGTATGATCCGTCAGCGTTCACCATTGACCACGGTGACGCACCAGACATATCAAAACCGTAAACAGTGAACAGGCTATAACCCATTGCATCTAATAGAACTGATTGACGTGTGATGTAGTTAGCGACAGTTGTGTCGTCAAACTCATCGCGCGTATACCCGTATTCCGTGCTGACGTATGGCATCCCCTTTATTGGCGCGTAGGTTGCCGGATTCCACTTATCGAATACGAATTCTGGCTTACCTTGCCAGTAATACTTGTTTCCGTATGGGTGATTAGCAAACGCATCACTATCAACTAGCATGCCGTCGTCAAAGTAAGGTTGCCAGTAGTCCACACCGTCAGATGAAGCAGCTGGATACGTGAACAGATTCCCACCAAAATACATCATGGCTGGATCTTGTTTGACTTGTTTTGCCATTCTGGTATTCAATTGCACGATTTGTCGAACACGAGTCGGATCAATTGCGCCTTCATTATCGAACCATGGCGTGGCCCCGTTGTCGGGTTCATTGAGACCTTCCCACAGCACTTGTCGTCCTTTGTAGCGTCTAATCAGTCGGCAATGAATCTCAGCAATTGCATTTAAAAATGTTTGTTGATCGTGGTTAAAAATGTCCTGGTCAAAATCGGTCATCGCCCACATACCATAACTAACGATTGGAATCACATCGTTGCGTAACGCCGATTCAATCGCATACTGGTTAATTGGTTCAGTAGATGCATGATAATTATTCAACCCATCGCGGCTCAGATTGGCATATGTCATACCAAGAACACAGTAGTTAAGACCCAGTTCAGCCATTCTTGCAAATGACTTATCCAGCAGCTCGTGCGTTTTTTGACTGTCAGTCAGCCCATATGAGTAAGGCCAAATAAACGTGCCAAGCTTTTGGTCAAACGACTTTTGAGCATCGAGAATCTGTGCATTGTTCATAATAACTCCTCCGGAATCGACCAACTAAATCTTACTGTACCGCCAGTACCAACTGTTTTCTGCAATGACAACTGATTGCCAAAGATAACCAAAACGGGCGAACCACCGCTGTCGCCAGAGCCCTTGAAGGTAATCAAATCAGTGCTAAATGGTAAGTCACAAAGTGCCTGACTAGCAGCATCTGACTGTGTGTAGCCACCAAAGTCCCCACGAATATACCATGTATGATCTCGCTTTATCACACGAACGTTACCGTTTAACGGTGATTTAACAGGAAAAGTCATCAACTGATCATCGTCGGTGGCCAGTGGTGCTACATAAAATCCACAGTCCACGTAGTCATTGTACAGCGCTGGCTTACCAGTCCTCACATTACTGTAAGAGATATTAATCATGCTTGTACCGGTCGGAGCAAATTTATCTAATTTAAAAACAGTATGCTCATCATCGACCGTAAATGTCATCGAATTAAAGACCGTTTTATCCGTAATTGATTTGTAAAAGAATAACTTAACCGTTTCACCAGTTGAGCCACTATACAACGTTAATGTTTGATGGAATTTACCGTCATTCAGAATCAGGTCAGGCACTACGGACGTATAGCCATATCCCTTGTTCTGCCCCAGACTTCCAGATTTGAAAGATCCATCGTCATTTAAATCAGTATTGGCAATCTCGGTTGTCCACAGATTGATTGGCACAACATACTTACTCAAATAATTTAGTGGTTGCATTGGACCAGCAGGTCCGACAATCCCGTTCGCAATTAACTGCCAGTTACTGGACTTGTCAGGATCATCCCCAGTTGTGGTCACTGTCGAAATATAAGAACTATCTTGATAACTAACGATACACATTCGTTCATAAGTTGTGGTAGCACTCCACACACCGTTTGTGGTTGGGAACACTTTCCCAATATCTGCCATTACTGAATCACCTCACTAATCATGTGGCCTTTCTCGTCCTCTCGTAAATTAATCTTCGTTAAATACAGGTTCATCATGGCACCCGTAATCGTGCTGTCTGTCGTTGGCGTAGTTTCATAATCAAGATGTCCTGTGACGAAGTTTGGTGTCACCTTCAATCCTTCCATGAGTATCTGCATTGCAAGATTGGCATCAATATCTGGCAAACGTCCATCAATAATCGTACTGACAGATGCGAGTGTCGCAAACGTGGCTTTCTCTTCCGCTTTGGTAAAGCTATCACCAACATCCGCTTTCTTGGCGAGTGCAGCTGTTATGTCTGCATTTTTAGCAAAGGCATCAAAATTTGGTAAATCGTTCGTTAAGACGTAATTTTGAAGCCTGTTAGTTAAATCTGTTCCAAGAACATACGCATTCATAGCAGCAATTGTCTGATAGCTGCTCAAGGCATCCTTTTTGAGATAGCCAGTTAAGTCAGGTTGCGGAATCTTGGCGATAGCAGCAGCTAAATCAGGCTGATCAATTAAATCGGCAGGTTTACCCACAATAGCATCCCATGCAGTGAAAGGCCAGTACACACTGCCATCCGAATTCTGCAAATAACGTTTATGCGTTTGGTCTGTATTGGACATCGCTAACACCTCCATCAATCGTCTGTAAGCCAGCAAAGTGATCTTCATTGACCCGAATGTTATTCGCAATCGCCGTCAGATTAGTTATCTGATTATCGTGATCACGTACTCGATTACTCGACGTCAACGAGATACTGCGTAGTGCCGCAGACGTATTGTCTAATGTAATTGTTGGCATCGACGCTGGGTTATACGGATTCTGGGTAATTCCTGTCACCGTAACCTCACGTTCCAGTCCGATGCTAGGTGCACGTAAATACCAGCCATCCCCTTTATTGATTACAGTTCGACTGAGATACTGCATCGTCAATTGCAATGTTGGTTCGGTCTGTAACGTCGACTGAACGTACTGTTGCATTGAACCTTGATCAGTAAATCGTTCATCAGAAATGGCGGGTCCACGATGCAGGCCATACTTGTTGATACTATCTTGATCGGAAAATAAAAACTTAACCTGATAGTTGCCTTTGGTTAAGTCATTGTTTGAAGAACTATTCTCGTTATCAACTGGCTTACCATAGCACCAGCATTGGTTAATCAAGTTACTCGAATCCGTCGACAAATGAACCGCATCGGTATTACCGCCATAAACAAACATATTGTTGGTCTCATGACGAAACGTGTCGCGAGAATAAAAGTGAATATGCAGGTTATCCGGTATCATGACAGCGCCAAACTTATCCAGATAGCTCGTCAAGAATTCAAGAAACGAGGTATTCCCCAAATTCTCGATTTGGACTGACTGAAAGTTGCCATCGTAATCAACCGTCACATCTTGATCATTACCATTTACAAATTGACTGCAAGCATCTTGAAACGAATAAGTCAGCGTACCAGCATTGATATCCTCTTTGCGCACATTCTTTAGCACGTCATACATAATATGAACAGCCTTGACTTGATTAGTCAGAATACCTGCATCAACCGCTGGACTTGCTTGTTTAATGACGTACTGTTGTCCACCATACACAATCAAGTTCTGTGTTTGTAAGAGATTGAAAGCAGACGTGTACCCTGGCAACAATCGTGCTGTCAGCGATAACTCCATCGACTGATTCATTGACCAAGCGTCCTGAAACGAGTCGTGCGCATCGTTAATATTCAATCGTTCCTCGCTATTACCATTACGCTCACGTACAACCAGTGACGGATAACTAAACATAATAAAACGGCGTATCGAAGCTGACAGTGGCCTCGGTACAACCCGTCAACGTAAACTGATTATCGCCACGTTGTAATGAGATGATGCCGTGATTCGTATCAATGCCACATTGTTGACCATTGATAAACGGATTGACGCCAGCCAATTTTAGTTCATCCCCTGTGCTTACCTGACGATTACAGGTGAACGTTTGACCGGTCGTCTGATTAATCAACGATGGCCTACCGTTCGCATGAATCGTAATCACTAACGGGTGCTGTTTAATATCGGGTTCAATCATAATGTCGCCAAAATTCATCACAGTAAAACTATCTGTGTTGAACGTATACTGTGGCACACTACCAGCCATCTCAATACCTTGGCCTAACGCCCAGATTGGTGAATCAAAATCATTTATCTGTTGCGTTGTCCCCAGCGTTTGACCAACACCAGCAGAGTTATTAAACGTCACAGTAACATAGAAATCCTTGTCGTTCGGGTACGTTGGTTTGAACGTCTTGGCTTTTACCTTAAACTTCAATCCAGCATGGTTAGCAAACGTAATCCAATACTCGTCACGGGCATACAGAAAACGTTCTAGTGCTTGATAACCTAACGACTGGTCATTCTCATCTTCACCAAACGCATAGAACTGCGTCACGATATCTCGTTGATCATAACGAGAAGCCATCAAAGTTTGACCGTCTTGTTGACCAATTACTTGATACGTTTCAGCTGGCGTTAAATCTGGTAACACGGCGTCATACATATAAACATTCTTCAAATCAGGAACATCAAAGCATGACACCCAGTTCACACCGTCCGTGCTGATGGCATACTCAACCGGATTGAACGGCAACTTATTGTCGGTCTCACTGAACCGATACGCGTGCGGCTTATTTGAACTTTGCGAAAACACTTGCACGATACGCGCCTCCTTTCTTTTATGATTTCGTTGGCTTAAAATTAGAACATCAAACAAAGCGAGGTAATGATGATGCCATTATTCGGTAAAAGTGACGACAAACCTAAACTAATTGAAACCGTGGGACCAGTGCCAGAAGGATATCATTCGGACGGGATTATTCAAACATCCGTTTCAGGTCAAGACGAAATATCTTCTCAATCTAAAACTCTTAAGAATTTAGCAAATATTTGTAAGGCAGCAAATGCTTCTGGATTTGCAAACTATCGACTTAGTACACATTTCAACTCTGGCGTAAAGGAAGACGTAATTTTCGCCTACGCTGATATCATCAGAGCCAATTAAAAAGACATCCCAGCGGGTGCCTTTTTATTATGCTTGACCCTGTGCTTCGGCCATCCGGTAACGGCCAGCACTCACACGTTCAGTCGTCTTAGTGACCTTTTCGCCATCTAGGTAGGTATCATCGTTTTTATCACGAATTTCGGTCAACCTTTCAATAATAGTGTCCAACAGTTTAGTTGATATACCTGAATGGCTTTCATCTGATTGAGCATTAGCAGTATGAACCTGCATCCCCGTTGCCGACGGTACCGTAGCGTCACGTAGTTGTGGCTGTTCCTGTACTGTCCGTTCATACGCTTCGTCAAGGAGTTGCATCGCATTACCCATACGAGGGTTAACTACAAATTCATCTCCATGCTCAGCGATTGGTGCTAATTGAGGTGTCGTTGGGTGACCACCTGTCCACCAACCGTGACCCTGACCAATATAGTTCCATGTCCCCATTGCGTCCAAACGACGAATGGCGGCAATAATCTGGTCAAGTCCACTCTTGATATTAGTGTGACCACCGATAGCCCATTGACCAAAGGTTTGAGGGATGAATTGCAGTAATCCTTGTGCAGGATTGCCGTTCGCCATGTTAACGTCCCAAACTTTTTGAACGATGTTGTTATCCCCACCAGATTCAGTAGCGATTTGTGACAGCAAGTGCCCAATCTGAGAACCAGAAAGCGGTGCATGATGGAGAATGTCAGTTGCTTGACCAATAGCTGAACGCCAGCGGTCAACTGCTGGTCCAGATGGGCCATTAGTATTCTCGGACTCGATTTTCTGCTGAGTTTGGCTCAGCATGTCCTTAAATTTATCGACTGCAACGGAAGCCAGCTTATCAATTGTGCCCGTGGCTAAGTCACCAAAGCTAGCAGCACCTTTGAACAGTCCATCAGTCGCTTTATGCAAGACCTTTGAAATATTACCTAGCGGGTCCTTCATAAACTTTTCAACAGCGTCGGCCTTATCACCAATCCATGAACCGATGTCAGCCAGTTTACCCTTGGTCCAATCAATGGCGTCACCAACAATCCCACCATCAGCATAGTGTTGAACACCGGCTGAATGCATGATATTGGCAGTTTCGTCCCCATTGTAGATTCGAGTACCGACTGGCAATGGCATAACAGCGTTACGTTGATGAGACATCTTCAATTCGCCGCTTGGCAGTTGCAATAGTTCTTTCCAGTTTTGACCAGCCCCATCGTTAATCATCGATAAACGAGTATGAACCACACCGCCTTGTGCAAACTTAACCGGCTTCAAGTGATGAATGCTGGTCTCATGTCCGGTAAAGAACTTCCAAACCGTATCAATGGCATCAACACCAGCGTTAATAACGTTTAGGACACCATTAATGCCGTCCTGTGCAGCACCTTTGATGCCTTTCCAAATGCCGCTAAAGAAGTCGCCTAATCCTGACCACATTGAACGCCAAACAGCGTTGATGGCGTCAAGGACGCTACTAATGACATCGTGAATGGTACTCATATAACCATGAATAGCCCCAGAAATATCTTTCCAAATGTCGATGAAAATTGATTTAATATCGCCCCAAATCTTACTCCAGCGACCGTGAATAATATCTGACACTAATTTAATAATGTCGGCTATCGCATTCATCGCGCCAAGCACGAGTGGTTTCATCACAGCCCATGCCATTTTTAGGATAGCAACGATAGCATTCCAAACAGCACGCCATGAACCCTCGATAACCTTAAGCGCGCCAGAAATGACAATTTTAATAACTGCCATCCCAAGGTCAACAATTGGTTTCATGATTGCCCAGACAACTTTGAGATAGGTCGAAACCAACCCCCAGCCAATCTTCCAAACATCAACAATCAAGTCAATGCCCAGTTGAATAGCGGAGCTAATAATCTTCATACCAACGGAGACAATGGGTTCAATCTGTTTCCAAACACTTTGAACGGCTTTAACCGCTTCATTGAAGAATGGTCCAAAGGTCTTTCGAACCCAGCTAATCGCATCCCCTAACCACTTCGTTGCATCCTTGTAGAACTGTTTAATTGAATCGACAATTCCATTCACAAAATTTCTGAACTTTGCATTGTGTTTATACAGCTCGACTAAGGCAATCACGATTGTGGAGATAGCTGTAATCCAGATTGTAAATGGAACAGCTTTGAGAGCCGCCCCAAAGGCTGGGAAAACTTTGCTTCCAGCCTTTATCGAATCGGTGAAGCCACTAACTGCGCCTCTTATACTCTTAAATGCGGACGATGTACCTAAAGTGTTCGTTAAATCCTTAAAACCTTTAATGAATCCATTTATTTTGCTAACCGCAAACGCAGCCACCAGAATCTTGCCAAATTCTTGAATGGCACTCTTGTGTTTCAAAATTGCGTCTAATGCAGACTCAATCTGTTTCAGTGGGTCACCAGACTTCTTAGCGCTGTCACTGACAAGTCCAAACGCACTAGCAATATCTTTAACAATACCACTGACTGTTGCCCAAATAGACTTAGCCAGAATACCGATAATTTCACTGATGTCACTGATAACAGCCAAAATGTCTTTTCGATGGGCCGCAATGTAAGAAAGTACGTTAGTCGCACCTTCCATAACTTTAGACAGTCCACCAGAAATCAAGTTGGCGTATTGTTCCATTGACTTATCAGATGTCAGGCTTTGCAAGTCTTTCAAAGCCGACTTCGACATGTTAAATGAAGACTTTTCAATATCCCCAAACAACATACTCGTCCGACTTTGCAAATACATCGACATCCCTTGAAACGACGTTAACGCTTCGGCTTGACTACTCTTGTACTTATTACCTAATTCATCCAGAGCTTCTTCGAACACCTTACCGGTCAACTTACCTTGTGCCGACATCTGATACAGTTGATCCATCGACTTGCCGGTAGCCTTTTGTAAAGCCTCACCAAACATAGGAAAGCGGTTGATCATAACCGACATGTCCTCAGCATTGGCTTTACCACCAGCGTCAATCTTCGCAAATTGCTCACCGGCTTCAGCTAGTGCATCATTACTAACATGTAAAGTAGACCCAAGATTAACGAAGTCTTGCGTCCATTTTTTAGTTTCCTGTGCATTTGAATGAACATGGTAAAACGACTGAGCCATCTTATCCAATGCTTGTGATGAATAGATGGAGTGTTGCGACATGTCGTTGATGAAACCAACTAACTGTTTCCCATCTTGGGGTGCTTCAGTAGTCAGGTTATGCCAGTTGATACGCATGGTATCTTGCTGGATGTTGTATTCCATCCCTGCTTTAGTGGCTTCATGTAAACCACTTAGTAAAGCAGCAGTTCCACTAGCTATCACCGAACCGGCAAACGTCCCCATTAACACATCCTGTAGCTTGCTACTAGACTTGCCTGTCTCTTCTGTTGCTGTTCGAACATGTTTTAATGGCTCAGTTACTTCATCAGTAACTTTTAGATTGGTGTTGTGACTAGTCGGTACATCCCCGATATCCTTCTTAAAATCAAGAATCTTATTAGCTTCAGTAGTGGCATTAACTTTAACTAAAGTGTCTTTCGGCAACTCTTTAATATTTGTTCCGAGCTGTTTAGCGTGGTCAAGCGCTTCACTGGTATTCGCTGTAACTTCAAGTTTCGTATCTTTAGGAATACTAGTCATTTGCGACTGCAACGCCTTAGCGTCCGTCACAACCTTGCTGATAGATTCCGACCCAGAAGTACCCAGCATCCGCATGGCATCTTCTAACACCTTAGTTGGGCTCACTGACCCATTAACTAGGTTGGTCATATCCGTCAGCATCTGTTTGACACGAGTTAATGGACTGGTGACATCATCAACGAATGACCACCGGACCTTTTGGTCAACTACATAATCGGCACTCACTTGCTGTCACCTCCGTGCATTAACTGATAAAGCATCATGTTTTGGTCGTTACGAGCTTGCTGTTGCTTGATGAAGTATGGGTCAAACTGCTGTTTAATCTTGGCTTCCTGCTGCTTCAAATTCTCTGTAATTTGTTGTTCGTAATCTTGGTTCTTCTCACCGTCCGCTAGCAGGACAGGCCGAGTAAAACTAGCAGCTTGCTTTTGTGCATGTAAATCATCAATGCGAGCCAATAACGCACCTTTTAACATAGTGTTGTATTCGTGAACCGTCATATCGTAAAAGACATTAATGTCTGTCACACCAATATAGCGACGGGCACCTTCTAGCCAATTTGAGAGGTCGTCGTCTCCGCTGCCGGTGCTTCCTGTGGTGCCGTCATCTTGTCGAAGGCGTTCTCGCTGTCGTTGATTTGATCCAGACCGACTTGATAACCCGTCTTCTGGTTGGCTGCTGCCGCTGTATCGCTGTCGGCCAATGCGTCTAACTGTGCTTGCAAGATGGTCCGCAATTGTTCGTTGCGTTTCTTCCAAGCTTTGGCCTTGATCTTGAAAAAACCACTGTTGTTTAAGGCGTTGACTGCATCACGGAAAGCCGCATCCTCCGAGTCGTCGTCTTTAAATACTTGGTCGTCCATTGCATCAAATAAGTCATCGTCACTTGGATGGTCACCAGCTAAGGCAGCTTCATAGAATGAAAGCAATGCATCTGGGTCAGATTGAACCAAACCGGTGATTAAGTTGCTAAAGCCTGATTTATCGTTTTCATCTCCAAGCTTTTTGGCTAGAACTGAACGAAAACGAAAATTAATCCGTGGTGTGAGTGATTTACCGTTAATGTTTAATGCTTGCATGATTTAATAATCCTTTCTTGTTTAGAAGTTACTTACCAGTTGTTGATGAACCAGTTGTCGAACCCGTTGAACCAGCGCTCGATGTATTACCGGCTGGTTGTGATTCATCTGGCAATTGAGTTGTCGCACTGTTATCACCAACATCTTGACCATGACTAAATGCGTAAAGTGCCTGACTCATGACTTCAAATGAACCGTCAGCTAAATCGCTTTCTTTAATTCGTGCAGGTGTACTGTTATCACCTTCCGTGTCTACAGCTTCGCCCTGAACTTCAAATGTCGTGTTGGATTGTGTAATCGCACCAACACCTTCTGTAATTGGCAACTGTGGTACTAGGCACTGTGAGTATTCAGCCTCTGCTGTACGATTAGGCGTTGTTCCTTGCAACGTGTTAAAGTCCACCTTCCAGAGATGGATAACTTCACCTTTGGACCAAGCGTCATTCAATTCGTGATATAGTCCATCATTTTGTGTGTAGACAAGGTTAACAACTCGCTGTTGTGTCTTAGCTCCTACGGCCTTTAGCGTAACCGTCTTAGTCTGCACATTAGTGGCCGTCCGTGTGTTAGTACCAGAACTGGCACCTTGTAACCCTAAAACTTCTGGTTTACGTGACTTCGGCCAACTATCACGCTTGTAAAAGTAAATAATCTTATCCGCAAATTTAGGACTGATAACTTCAGTCGTTGCTCCAATTCCTGATGGCATATTTCTGCCCCTTTCCAAAATAAAAAGACGCCTAAGCGTCTCAGTTAATAACTAACTTGATAGTCCACTAGTATCGGCACATGAAAAAGTGTCCGGTCTTCTAGTGAATTATCGGTAATAATACGACTTGAATAATGTGTGGCTTTGAATGGATAGTTCAACCCAGACAACGACTTCAATCGATCAATAACAGTCTGTTGTAGATTAAGTGCATCTCCATAGGAATCATGTTCAACGTACAGGTCAGCAGTCAGTGTAATTTTGTCTTGACTGCCGTATTTTAATTGACTGATGTCCACGCTATCGGCAAGACTTAAATCAACTTGTGGAAAATGTAGATTGTCGTCATCGTCACTGGGTAATAAGACCAGCACATCAACGCCTTTTAACGCTTGCTTTGCACTCAGTATCAAGTCCACGGCTGGATAGATGGGTTCCATGTTAAGCCTCCTCACTCGCCTGTTTGAGAGCCTTACGGGCAGTTTCATTTAGATTACTCCCGATTGCATCCCCAGCAGGTTTCATGAACGGTTCAGCAGCCATCTTTTTTGTACCAAACTCGACAGCCTGACCATATTCATAGTCTTTTTTTGACATTGCTTGTGGTGCAATTTCAGTTTGCATCCCGTTTGAACTGTCATGGGAGTCAATACTGCGCATCAAGTTCCCTGTTGGCACATAACCTGACTTCTTACCACCAACATTGGCACGTTCAATCTCACGTGCTCTACGTTTGGTCAGAACACCAGCACCGTGGATAACTTTCTTGGCATTCGTATCCAAACCAAACTGTACTCGTTGAAGATGCGCGACACCTTCGCCTGAACCGACTGATGCCATCGTGTGCATCAGGTTCTTAATCGGACCCGACCAATTATCCGTCATCCGATAGCGAACTGTCGGAATGTGTTCATTGTTAGTTGCCACTTAGATCACCTCCGACTAATTGCTTATCGACGACGATATAAAAGTCAGTCTTGTGTTGATGATGAGCGATTTTAGTGATGGCATAGTTTGGCTCAAACGACTTGATGTTCATATCTGACAGACCGATTCGTTCTGCTAGGTGTTCACCCGTGACTCGAACAATACGAGCGTCAGCATAAACTTTTCCAAACGCCGTCATCTGTCGTTGGTCTCCCATTTGATTAATGCGTGCATCAGCAATCGTTTCAATCAATTCTGGTTTCTTCTTGCGGTTCAATGAACCAGCTGGCGTTGATGACTGGTTGCTGAGTAGATAAACTTTTTCAATCCTCAATCCCAAGTCACCACCGATCCAAGTCGATTAGCACCAGACTGATTGTCCATATACTTGTTCAGTAGTGTGGCAAATGGCTTCATGTCATCATCTGAGAATGTGAAGGATAAACCTTCTTCTGATGTAGCAGTCGTGCCCTCTGCAGCTTCCTGCACAAACTTAGCCGCTGCCATCTTACGAATGACACCATCGAGTTGTTTTGGTACATCCACGTTGTTGATAAAAATACCGATAGCGTCCAATGCATCCCCGATGTACAACGTTAGTTTTGCATCAAGTTCAGTGTCACTATCCTTCAAGTCACGCATCAACTTCACACCATGCAGAAGGCTATCAATACGTGCTTTACGTTCATCATCAGTCATAGTGCACCTCCGCCAACTACTTGCTTGAACCTGACGTTGTGGTACTTGTTGAACCAGTTGTGCTAGTTGCTGGCGTTGCACCGGCTGTTGTGTCCAAGATAAAGACAGAATCAGCCTGTTCAAATGATGGTAACGACATCATAGAAACCTTGGTTTCAACGTTCACTGGGTCAGTCTTCGTCATAGTTGTAACTGCAACACCAGTATCAACGATACGAACTTGTGCAGCGGATGAAGCCAACAGGTCAGCTTCTTCAGGCGTTGTACCAAAGTGGGTTTCGCCAAGGTCAACAGCTGGCATGAAGATTGCCTTACCGTCTGGAATAAACTTCGTGAACTTACCATCAGTACCAACGTAACCTTTGTCGTAAATTGCGAAGTCCAGACCGTATTCATCTGAGATATAACTCATAATAGCGGACTTAGGTAATACAACATTTGTTTTGCTTGCGGCGTTAGCCAGCAATGTGGACTTGATTGCATCGTTGCTTGCTAACGTGTTCCAAGTTGTCCGGTTCATCAAGACACGACTAATTGTGGCACCTGTCTTATTCGCAATCTGGTCAGTAATGCGAGTGAAGTCATCAAATGGATTACCCTTTGCATCACCCCAAGCAACCTTTGAAGCACCGATGTTTTCTTTTGGCATGTCATAATCAATGGTCATGTCCACGCCGTTACCCGAAACGTGTGCAAAACCAGTAGTCAGTGCTTCCATCCGAATCATTTCACGACGCAAGGCAGCACCTTGAATCAGTTCAACATCGTCATCAAAGATGTGGGCGATGATTGTGTCACGTAATGTTTGATCAGCACTGTTACCCAACATCAGTAATTGTTGACGTAATTTTTCATCAACATACTTAGATTCTTTGAAGAATGCCAAGTCTTGGGTTAGCTTGGTCAATCCTTTACGGCCACGTGGTACAACGTTTGAATCAAAGGCTGATGGTGCTAAAGCAACCGGCGCACCAGAAGCACCCTTCAACCAGTCCATTTCCATCCCCACTTGTCGAACATTGGGGAATAAAGTTTCACCTAAAAAAGGTTGTTGTTCTTGGGCAATTGTTTCCCAGTACGCAGCAATGTTTGTAGCGTTGACTAAATCAAAAATATTCATCGTTTTTTATCCTCCTATTGCCGGTTAAAGAACGTGACTTTACCAGCAAGTGACTTTTTAGCGGCATCTGACACAGTGACATTTGGAATGCGGGCTGTATTCACGAAACCAAAGATGATGACAGTGCCAGTCGCATTGCCGCTGGTAACATCAACATCATGTTCTAGAACACCCTGTGCATTAGCATCTTGACCTGCTGATAACACAGCTTGTGAGTCATCTAAGAACGATGCAGAACCGCCAACCACTGTGCCAGCGGGAATTACTTTGCGGCCAAAGTTGTCAGCAGTTACAGCAGTTACACCAGTTGAACCAATCAAAGCAGGCAAGGCCACTTTGTGTTGTACGTTTCCCAGAACTTGATTTTCTGAGATGAAATCATGTTTAACTGTCATGAGTTAAACCTCCTTATTTGTTACCAAAGAAGTCATTTGCTGTCTTCTTCGGATGGGTTGCTTTCGCTAATTTTTGGGCGAATTCAGTGTCATCATGATTACTGCCATTATTTACGGATTGACCAGGATTGCGATTGCCTTTCAAACGTTCCTCAACGCCTGCTTGAACTGCCTTATTGAATGCCTTACCAAAGTTTTCAACACGTTGTGAACGCTTGTCAGCGTCGTTATCAGTCAGCATTTCTGCAAAGTCTTCTGGCAAACTGTTCTTAGCCAATAAGTCACGTGTTGCACTGACTGATTCACGGTGATTCAATTCAGCTTCACGCTTATCCAGTTCGTCTTGGTGCGCTTTTTGGTCAGCCGATTCACGTTGCTCTTCAGTCATCTTGGCACGGCTCTCACCGTCTTTACGGGCCTGTTCTAGTAACCCTGGTAATGACTTATTTTTAAAGTCATCCATTGCACTAGAAATCAGGCCACGGACATCTTTACGACTAAAAGTCTTGTCACTACCTTCTGGATCATCACCACCATTGTCATCTTCATGCTCACCGTCATTGTTGTTTGATTGAGTGTTAGATACATTGGTGTTGTTGCCCTCGCCGCTACCTGCTGGAACTGGTTCAGCAAAGTACTGCAAATTCATTGGTAATAATCGTGTAAACATAATAAATTCCTCCCGAATACTTTTTAAGTGGTATAACTATCAGCTGTTCTTTTACGCCCGCTGCCGAAAAAAGGGCATAAGAAAAGCGATGCCTGTTAAGGTCACCGCTTAGATAGATTATTTAATTAGAGTTGCGTTACTGATTTAATTTCTGGCTCGGTGATGTTGATAACGCCCGTCAGTTTGGGATCATCAACATCTTTCAAATCCAGTTCTTGTACATTATCGTCACTATCACCCGGTGCCGTGTATCCGAACACTGTTCCCGTCAATGGGCGACTACCATCGACGAACTCAATTTTAACTTTTCCAGAATATTTGAATAAGTCCATGGCTACTCCTCCTTTGGTAGGAACGGAACAATATGTGTTCTCGTTTGTGAATGATGAATCTTAATCCATTGTGTTTCTTTACCAGTTCGATAATCAACACCGACGACATGATCAGTTTTAATGATTTCGGTGTTTTTATAGTCGCCTGCATGAGTCTTTTGCAACTCACCATGACCTGAATACTTATTAAGCAGTTGTTGCGGGTCTTCGGTATCGTACAGATAACTCTTTCCAGGTAGCTTTGAAGATTCCATGTGCTTTTGCTGCATGTCGGTCTTAATAAGGTTAGTCCATTCGCCGGAAGACATCTTGTCACTAACGTATTTCTGACCGACTTTTACGTCACCATTATATAACGATGACGTCGTATCTGTCTCGGATTGTCGGTCATCATCCCCTAATCCGTAATACTTTGGCATCTTGCTAAAGTCGACATGGAAATCATCATCGGTCACTTCAATAATCGTGCACTGACAGTTCGGATGAAACGGCGGTAGCGTCACGCCCTCACTTGCTTCGTCCATGTCAAACTCTTTACCATCTAGACCTTCACACTCCTTGCAGGTATTCGCCGATAATGCGGCTTCAATCTTGTATCGCTTAACGTTGCGTTGTGTGAAATCATCAACCAGTCGCCGTGAGAATTCACCGCTTGATTCCGTTCGTAAGATTCGTTCAGACCGCTTCTCAGATGAATCAAGTTTGGCAGCAATCTCTTTACGAAAATCCTGTGGCTTGTAATGATTCTTCAACACGTCATCGACCTGCTCATCTAACTGCCGCATTAGTGCGGCTTTTTCTTTATAGATACGGTCTTGCCATGAAGTACCCTGCCAACCTGGGTGATGGTCACCCACAATCTTGCGTATGGCGTGTTCAGTTTTAGAACGTGAATAAACGGGCTTATTGGGTTGTGGATTCACTTCTGGCGCTCTGTCAACATTGTCCAAGTTATCCTGAACGATTTGCTTTTCGCCAAGTGCCAATTGAACCAAAATCAGGTTAACTTTTTGTTTGGCAACATCCCCATAAGTCTTCATACGTTCATCACGGAACGTTTGATTAACAAATGGTCGTTCATCCATGGCCGCATTCACGGCTACCTTAGCAATATCGTCCATCAGCTCTTGTATCTGAGACTTCGGCGCAGGTGATGACCAATTAACCTCATTAGCAATAAACTCGCTCAACGCATTCGTTATGTCGTTACCGGCAGTGCTGAACAAATCAACAAGTTCAGTGACCCTTTTGTCGTTCTCGCCGTAGACTTGCTTGGCAAGTTTCAAAACGTCCTTGCGTTCCATTAATTACCGCCACCCTGTTGTTTTCGCTGATTAGCAATTGCTTGCAAGATGACCGCTTGTTTATCCTGTTCAACCGATTGAACACCGGTTGGTTCAGGATTGGTTTCATCCCCGTTACTGTCTTGTTCTGGCGCCGTGCTGTCCGTTTCAGACGTTTTACCGAAACTGTCTGGATAATCACCCGGCATTGTTACTTTCGGTTCAGAATCTGCTTGTGCGTCCATTCGTGATTGTTCTTCGTCAGGGTCAATACCAGTAACTGGCTGCGCCATCTCCCACAGCGTTTGCTGACTAAAGTCACCAGTCTGCGACAGCTTTTGGACGTTGCCAACGATCTCTGAATCATTCTTGGGCAAGTTCGGTGTGAAGATTGGTGTGATGTTCTCAATCAAGTCAGCACTCTTAATCTTACCCAGCGTGTACCAGTAGTTCCCTAACAACCGTAAGCGACGCATTAAGCCACGCGCATACAATTCTTGTTGGGTCGCTCGTTCTTGGTCACTGCCCCAAAGTTTGTAAGACATCGCAACACCTGAAGCATTGCTAGCAAAGTTCTCGTCAGCGACATTCGGCGAATTGGTGAACTTGTGCATGTTGTCAGATAAAGTCTTTACATAAGCGTTCCAAGCATCAATCGGCAACTCTTTAGTCAAGTACTCGGCTTTAGGTGGAACAACAGTGTTACCACCTGTTCCATTTTGAACCTGCGCTGGTTTCAGCCACATGTATCTGCTCAATGAATCAACATCAGGATGTACTTTTGGCTTTCCATTTTCATCAGTGCCAAAGTCGAATTCCCCTGAAATAACTAACGTTGCGTTACTAAAATCTTCTTCGCTGTTCGCCATTTCAGAGATTGCTTTGTCATAGGCATCGAAGTTGTCCATTTCACCTTCCCAGTCACCTAACCGCTCGTCATTGTTGACGTATTCGGTCACTGGAACAGCACCGAAGTAATGTTCTTCGAAGCTATCCTTTTGTTGTGGATCAAACGCGAGCTGTGAGTTTGGATAACCCGTCGGTTGATAGTGAATGATGTGGTCAGCTGTATAAACGTCCACATACCACAGTGGCGTCTCGTCATCTTCAACGTAGTAATAGTGAACCGCAAACAGTGAATGTTGTTCAGGGTCGGTATCATACACGACAAATGCTTCACTTGGGTCTAATGCCATTACATAAGGATCATTTGTATCCTTGTTGACGTAATTCAACTCATAAGCACGACCAGTCACGGACAAATTCTTTTTCATAACCTTTTCGTGATAAGCCTCATTGGTCCGTTTATCAAAGTCATCAACAACCTCATTAACGGTATCCCTGTCAGTATCTGTTTGACTAGAATCGTCGTTGTACTGAAAACGGATTGGATTACCAAAGGTATACCCAACCCGCATGTTTGTAATATATTTCGGCATCTCATTAGCAATCCGGTTATCCGCACGGTTAATTGCCTTGCCTGAATTCCAAAACTTAATGTCATTAGCACCAATGTAGTAACGCTGCATAGCCAAAATACGCTTTAGTTGATGTGTGTAGTGCCGATTAATAAACCGACTCACAACATCCCCTAAAGCGTCTGGATCATCTTTTACTTGTGCAAACTTATTGGCATCAATCTTAAACGTTCGATTAGCGTCTTGGTCAAATCGTGGGCCGTTTAACATCTTCACGTCCGCATTCTTGGGATAAAACGACCAAGGCTGCATCGTCGATGGTGCATTCGTATCATTTGCCATAATTCACCTAGATTCCTAAATTTCTTAGTGCGGCTGCCTGTTGTGCATGGCTCACCGTGTTGGTCTTAATTCTGTCAATATCGTTATTCAACGCATAAGCAGTTGAGTCAATCGTGTGGTCATTACCATCTGGATAACCGGCTTTGAAATTACCGTTGCCATCGCGTGCCAGTTCATAGCCACTAAACTCACGAGCCGCATTCGGACAACGAATCGGATCAATCACAATCTGGCGTAAATCTTGCAGCCATTTGTAATTGTGGTCACGCGAACCCGGTCCTTTGATTGCACCTACAATGTTTAAGCCTAAGTCGTTAAACTCAGCTATCGTTCGTGGTTCACGATCAGAGATGATTTGGTCATTCATGGGATTTAACTTCTGAATGGCCGCAACCGCTTCACGGTTCGTCATCCCCACTTGGTAAATCTCGTTGTAGATGTACAAAACTCTACGTGTTGGATCATAATTCTCCAACATGTAGGCAATTGGATCGTGTGCAAACCCGTAGTCAAGTCCTTGCTTAATATGGTCGAAATTAGCAATCTCATCATCAGATATTTCACGTAAATCAAGGTTAGTAAATACTTCAGCGCCAGTACCCGTGACTTCACCTAAGTATTCATGATCATAAGCTTTTGGATTGTCCTTTTTAAGCTGTTCAGCGTCCGCTATGAACTCTTTGCCTAACCACTTAGGATTAACTGATAAGTAGTCCGAACTGTGCACCAGCGTATCTTTACGAAACTTCTCATGGGTTACTGCCTGATTGACCCAATTGTTTTGACTTGCCGGCGGGTTGTACGTGTAAAACGTGATAATTCCTGAACCACCACGGTTAAGTGACTGGTTGATACTCCGAATTTCAGACGTTCCTACAAATTCGTCAGCTTCTTCATAGTGCTTGTACTTAGTAAATCCATGACGAAACTTCTGTGATTTAATCTTCTTTGGCTTATCAGCACCCTTGAATCGTATTTGCTGACCTGTGGGGATGTACGTTAGCTGCAATGGACTAGTTGACGTTGCCCACAAGTGACTGACCTCTAAGGCATCAATAGCCCACAGATACTGGTCATAAACAGATTCACGCATCGTGCCGAACACCTTACGTAACACAACGGCATTTGCGTCTGGATCAGCCATTAAGCCTAAGACAATCTCCAACGATACAAACGATGACTTGGTAGAACCACGTCCGCCTTTCAACCAATAATTCGAGTGTTTGTGGTGCTTAACATCCTGATGCAATCCATAAAAAGAAGGCGCGATAAGTTGGCTTAGTTTAGCCATCCCCATCAACACCTTTATCTGGAATATCATCAGTTATTGTTACTGGACCAACACGGGCATTAATCTCCTGACGCTCTGTGAATAACTTGTAGTACTTGCCTAAATCCTCTAATGCTTGCAACTGTGAACCTGTGTCAGGAGCCACTGTGGTCTCGGTATCGTACTCAATCACTGGATTGCCATCGTCATCACGTTTGGTCTTATCAATCCGCTTAAATGCTGTCGTAGTTGGAGTACCACGGGCAATGTTAGTCAAACGTTCAATGACCTCTTCCTGACTCATTTTCTCGTTTAATTTTAGTTCACTGAGGCGAGTGGCGAGATATGCTGACACGTTAGCATTCGTTAGCAATCGACTCGCATTAGCACGCTGCGTTGCATTCGTTTTTGCAGCATAGCCAGCCTTGCGATAAGCGTCTGCTGCATTCAGTGTTTGCAAATACTCGTCTGCAAACTTTTGCTGTTTCTCAGTTAGTTTTGTCATAATATCTCACCGTCACCTCAAGATTTAACTCAGTTCACTCTTCCTCAAAAATTGATGTAGTTACTAAAGATGATCCTATAATAAATAGCCAAAGCAAGCCGCCAGCACTAGTGAGAGTTTGCAAATTCAAACCTGCGTTTTTCAATCTCATTATTCCACCAAGAAAAGTGTGCCCGGCCTGAATATTGTTCAAAGCTAACCACAAAAGGCTCGCAGACACCAGTAGTTCATATACATTAACTTCGTTCCAAAAGGCACTTAAAATAAATTTAAAATTTAGCCACTTAAAATGACCTTCTGTAGCAACCTGTGCTAACAGAGTGGTTACAAGAAATGGAACAACAAGTGCTCGTATAACTGCTACGTCAACAATCATGGCGGTATTAATAAAACGAATATATGATTTATCTAGTCTAAAACTCATGTAATGACTAGCTATACAGCAAATAATTGCTGTCCAAAAAATTCCTTTGCGACTTCTGGACAATCGTTTAATCTCTTCAGGCATCACATTACTAAGTAAATTAAGCATATTTCAAGCTCCTTGGTTTAATATGCTTTAAGTATTGATTCTTTGATCTCTTTTGTCACTATGTATTTTCATCGTTTTCCTCCATGCTCTTACTCTACTTTCATTAGAAAAGCGCCGCCCACTTGGACGACGCTCACTCTGCTTCTTAAGTTTTAACCACCGTTCAAAATAACCATCAATCTTGGCCTCCTCACGGCTTATGTATCCGTACCTAGTATGCTTCATTTTTACTCCAAAATAAAAACGCCCACTATAGGCGTTTACAAACTCAATTCAGTTTATCTAAATAATCTTGAATTTGTTTAATACTAAATGACGTTGTCAAGACCGGTTGCCCAGTGATTGGGCTACGCATTTGTGTTAAATACGCATTATTTCCAGAATCACTGTTCTTTGTTAAATAGTCCATAATATCATTCAGTCTTGATTCATCAAGACCTTTATCAATACCACGTTCTATCAGTTCTGGACCACTAACAGGTTCAGGGTTAGGTGGGAGAACTTTTGCAAGTTCGCCTTTAAAGAAATCTACTTCTTTGCTCATTTTGCTGCCTCCCTTTTAGGGACATTGTACAACAAAATCCGTCTTGTGAGTGAACGACCCATAATTAAAAACGGCTAGTCGCAATGACTAACCGCTTAGAAACAATTCATGGAATCGTCTCTGTTAGCTAATATATTTTGTCTCATGAAAGTTGGCAACATCATAATCCTTGAAGGCCTTCACACTCTCTGTATCGGTTAACCGATGTTCTAGCTCCTTTTGATCTCCGTCATATTGCCATTTTCCATTTTTCTTTTTCCAAACGAGCTTAATACGTTCTCTGACTTCAGTATGAAAATAAATTGTAATCTTTAAATCCTTTGGAATTGGATCCTTTGGTATCAAAAAAGCATTAGTATGCGTAGGTTTAATATACGTGGTATAGAAAACGTTTGGCTTCTCTTCACCAACTTGTATGACAACCTTTACAGCCATTAATATTTTTTCTGAAACATTATGAATACGTATAGCAAATGATCTATCAAAGTCAATTTGACTCTTACTTCCATTATAAAAGATTATCCTGTGATGTTTTGTTATCCAGGTCAAATCTTTTACTTCTTCAATAAGAAAAAAAGGTCGGCTTTCACTAAATCTAAATTCTGAACTTTTAGCCCTGTTCTCACGAGAAATTTTTAATGTAAGACGCTGGTTCGCAATAGCGATAGCTATTGCCACAAAAGCAGTAACAAACGCTCCAATTGCACTGATGATTGTCCAGAACGAAGTCGACTCCCCTAATTGAATAAATGTAAACATTGTAATTATCAGCCCCAACAAAATTTATCCTTTTATTTGAAATACTTTTCATTAGTAATGATAACATAGCAATGCTCCCCCTTTGCAACTGTCCTTTTTAACTATTTGATGCTGCCAATATAACGTGTCGCTCTACTACAATTATTATTCGTACTCAAGTGCCTTTAAATATTTCTCCACTCTGTCGACGCTAATCAACGCCTTAACTAAATATCGTGTATCTTCAGTTTCAATTGCGTTAGCAATGCAGTCACGCACTACCTTAATATCGTCAATTGCTTTGTCGCCATGTTGTTCTTCACTACGTAAGGTTTGAACTCGCATATTAGTCTCCTCTGCCATAAAAATATCCCAGCCAACTTAATGACCGAGATACCTGCAAAACTTTATGCTATTACTGTAAACCCTGATTACCTAGAAAAACATCGGGTTAATGACCTGAAACAAACCTAACATTTTTATTCTCCGGCCTTCGCTCTGTCCCATTCTAATTTAAAATATTTTGAAGACTGTTTGACGCCATTGTTAAACAAATCCATCATATAATCATTTACAGCTTGAAGCTTGCTTTTGGATATTTTTCGAGTAGCAACTAAATCTGCGTAGTCACTCATATTATCTATTTCACCCCAAACAAGTTTCACAGAATGAAGTAACAATTCATTTGACTCGTTATCAGGTGTAAATAAAATGATTTGGGTGTACAGTTCCTGCACTTTGACTAAATTGTTGTTTAATTCCGGAATACTTAAAGTTTGTGATTTCGTATTTGCATGTAGTCGATCGAAAATATACTTTTTTGAATCAGTGTAAAAATTGGCAACCAATGGTCGAACTTGTTCCATCCATTTTATTCTGCTTTTAGAAATAAGGTCAGCTCTAAATTGCCTTCGTCTATCCCATGCGTTGTACGTCAACGTGACGATTGCCAGCACTGAAGTAATTCCTATCCATTCAAATTTTCCATGTACGTCTACAAATAAAAATTTCATCAAATCAGTCATTGTATTTTCATCCCCATTTAACAAACAAAATAAAACGTACCTCAATTATGAGATACGTTTTATCATTCTACAAGGGCAAAACAGTCTGTCCATCATCGGTCCATTTATCTAGCCAGTCTAAACGTTTATGCAGTTCAGCATGCTTCTGGCGAATGTAAGAGATATTGTAATTCAAATCCTCTGCAATCTGTTCTAAAGTTTCGCCATCAACATACTTCTTATACATAATTTTCTCATCAATACCGTCAAAGCTTTGAACCAACTCCAGTAGGCTATCTTTCAGATCAATGCGCTGCTGTCGTTCCTTTTCTAGCCTGGCGATTTCACCTTCAATATCGCGTGAGGTACTTTCACCGTGTCGTTCAAGGTCACCACCGATTTCCCAGCGACTCAGCTCAGCTTTCGATTTACGGATATCCCACTCAATGAAGCCGATGTCATGACAAAGTTGTCTGTACTCCTGTAACCACTCAAACCTACTCCCCATGTGAGCCGCCGTCCTTTATGTTAGAATAATTTTGCTAATAATTATTTGAAGAGCGACCGTACTCACAAAGAGTTCGGTTATTTTTTTACACTTTTTCAGGGATTCCAACTGACACCATCACTGGGATAACTTGTCCGTGACAGCTCTTAGCAATCTTTGCAGCCAATTTTTTGTCATGAAATTGCTTGGCCCCCATGACATGAGTTCGAAATTTAAATTCACTGTTCTTAGTGGTCCCAGAATACTCTGATAAAAATAATTCATCCAGTTCGACTACTAACCAGCTATCAATCACGGTAGTTTCCTGTTCAGCCATTATTGAGCACCTACCACTTCGTCATCATGAGTTTCAGCACTACCTAAGATTTCAAATGTACCGTCAGGATATACGTCCAACCAATCGTTAATACCTGCAATCATGTTAGCAACCCCTAAGGCTATGTAGCCTTTATTATTGCCAGACACGACTAGTACAATTGCATGATTATCAACGTTGCGTAAGACATCGTTGATCTTGATTGTTTTACCGTTAATGTCTTTGCTCATGACTATGCCTCGGCTTTCTTTTCATCTTGAGCACGGTTCTTAGGTGTCTTCGTGCCATCTTCCTCAACGTCGAGTGATGTCTGACCATCAGCTTCCTTGTCATCATCAGTATCAAGTTCAGTTTGAGCAGGCATCATCGTGATACCAACAGATGAGCCTTGTGCTTGAACGAGTGACGCTACTTCGCCAGATAAGTCTTGTGTTGGTGCTTCCACACGTAACACGGCAATCTTGCCATCCTTACGTGTCTTAAATTGCACGTTTGCTAATTCACCTTTGAATGAGAAGCTGTTGTCCTTTAATTCTGTTGTTTTCTTTGTAGCCATGATTATTTCCTCCTGTAAGCCCGCTGTGGGCTTTTTCTTTTGTTCGAATGTAATTAACCATCTTGTTGTTTAAAACGTCTCTACGTGTGTTTTATGACTATCATATGACACTCTGTTGTATTAATGAGCTAAGAGTCTACTGATATGGTCAATTCGTGAATAATCTTGTTAACGTCCTGTGGTGTTAGCTCATGAATTGCTTTTATCAAATAATAGTCTTCATCGTTCGTATGATTAGGCTGCTTTCTTCTTAGCACGCCGTTTGCCCACACAATCGTGGCCCACATGTTGCCTTGATGATCCTGTAGACCTGCGGCTAAGAAGTTATAGTATGCCGTGCGACATCGTTCATGCTCTATCGGTCTCAATAGTTGGTCGCCTCTTTCCAGTTGTACCAAACATCTGATTTAACTCTTGGCGGTACTGTTGGCTTTTTATTTTCCTTAGCACGCTTAGCAGCCTTCTTAGCAGTCCAATCAAGGTCTAACTGTTTACTAACACCAATTGCGGCGACCTTAAAGTCGTGTGCTCTAACGACGACACCCTCAACAGGGATGCCATACTTTCTTGCAAACATTTTGAACGTCAATTTGTTGGCTTCACTCAATCCGTAAACACCTAGTGAGTTTTTAACGTCATAAACATGTAGAAAGTGTTTGAAGTCGTCTAACACAACAAAATCAGGTGTGTATTTCCAACTTCGAATTTTGATTGGTCCCATAACGGGGTCGTTAGTAACCTGGTATAAATCACACAGTGGATATGAATGGTGAATCAGTAGATTATCAGGCTTAACTTGCTTCATCAAAAATCGTTCGTAAAAATCTAGTTCCTTCTGACTATCCCAATCCTGTCCCCACTTGTGTATCTTCTTACCGCGCTTATTCAGCGCAGTAGGTGAGTTCATATTCATTTCTTCCTGCCCTTTCCAATCGTCACATCACAAGTCACGAATCCTGCTAAGAACCCAATTGCTAGTGCGATGGTGACGTAATAACTAATGTCCATACTCAATCCTCAGTTTTCATAAATACCAGCCAGTGTGTCTTGCCCCGCTTATCACCGAACAACGGTTGATAGCCTAATGCGTCTAACACTTCACTTAGCTTGATTTGTTCTTCGTTCCATTTGAATATCAGTGTTCCATATGGTTTCAATACTCTCATGCATTCAGTCATCCCTTCACGTAGATCAAATGGCCACGTATCATCTAACGTCCCATATTTTTGCTAGCCAGCTATTCTTACCAGCCTTTAGCAAATGCGGTGGGTCAAAGACAACCATGTGAAAGCTGTTGTCATCAAACGGGATATTCCGAAAGTCGGCCACAATATCAGGATTAATCTCAATCACACGATTGTGACCCCAATTGTTGTCAGTAGACCGAACCGTCTCATGACGTTTATCCATGAAAGTAACGTTGGGATTCTCTTTGTCGAACCAGAACATCCGACTACCACAACACACATCAATAATTGGTGTCATCAAATCACCCCAAACATTTCTTCCAAAATTAATCTCATCAATGCTGCAATCTCTTGAATGGAGCCTCTGAACGTTCCCAACATAATTTGCTTGTAGTCTTCCCAATATTCGTTCGCCATAGGTGTACTAGTGAAGGCTGATGTTTTATGTTTCATCACTCACCAACTCCTTAGCAATGTCGATTGCCTGTGCGATAGCAGGCGACTGTGTGGACTTCAACTTTTCAATTTCGAAATCGGTGAACTGATAGCCTTTATCACTTTTCCAATTTTTTCTCTCTTCATACGTGACCATTGGCTTGTCTTGATTTAGCCACATGTTTTGCGTGTAGTCACTCGCGTCGATCCCCCACGGAATCACCCACTTGCGTTCGTCCTTGCGATTCTCAGGCTTGGTTTGTAAATAGCTATTGATTAACCCAATGTCATCCGACGTAAACGACATACCGCCGCCACAGATTGTTAATTGATCGTCGATAATGTGTAAAATCTCATGAAAACTGCTGCGCACTATTACGCCATTTTTGCCAAAACGCGTAGCCTGTTCGTCTTGACCATCTTCATTCCACTTCTTAATAAATTCACTAGTCTTCATTCGTTGCCTCCTAACTCATTAAACTTTGCATTTTCAATTTGTCACTTTGCTCTTTTTCAGCCATTAGATGACCGTAAACTTGCATGATCATTTTTGTATCAGTGTGTCCCACTTGTCTCGCAATCATTTCAGCTGAAATACCTTGTGTCAGTAAATAAGAAATGTAGGTATGTCGCAATTTGTGAATAGAAAGCTGATTTTCTTTCACGCCGTATTCGTGTAACAGCCCCTTTAGATATCGGTTATACGTTGCATTATATGGTTTTGCGTCATCCGTCTGAACAAGCAAGGGAAGATCTGGATATGCTCCAAAGTTTTTATCCTTCCAATTTGAAAAGTTGTCCATCAGGCCAATCAGAGATTCGTCAACAACCGCATGACGCACTGACGATTCATTTTTTGTAGGCATATAGCCACCTTCAGGAACTCTATAATTCCAAGTTTTGTTAATGTCTACATACCCGTCGTCATCATGAATGTCGCTCTTTTTAAATCCAAGGCTTTCAGCAAAACGTGCTCCCGTATGCGTTAAAAACACAATATCAGCCAGAATAAATTGCTGACACGTTCCCGTGTCTCGATTAGATCCGTAGATTGGCTTTTCCTTCAGCATGTTTCCAAGCTCAAAGTCAGTTCGTGATTTAAACATTCGATATTCAGCCTCAGTCATTACCTTTGGAGCATTTCGCACTTCATTTTGATGTTCAATACTCCACGTAGATTCAACAGATGGAACAACCAAACGGGATTTGGGGACAGCCTTTACCAGATCATCATCTTGAGCAGATTTTAAGGATTCCATTACATGAACTTTGAAGTCCAACACAGTTTTGTGACGATGATTTTTACCATACTGGTCCAAGAGCCATTGCAAGGCTGGACGATTACTATCGAGGTCGTGAAGCATCATGTCCGGTGCAACAGTTTTAAGCCATTTTGCATGTGCAAAATACTTTTTGAGCGTGATCGCACTAATGCGGCCGTTCTTATACGTGTCTATCCACCACTCAAAATACTCGGCAAAGCTCATTGCACTTACTTTCTTTTTCCAAAATTGTGAGCCCCTGCCTTGTTGCGACAGTTTAGCTATATCACTGGATACTGCCTGTAGGTCTTGCAAGTGGCACACCCCATTTCGCTTTAAACTGTAAATTGTAATCAACATGCCTAAACCACTCATCCAGATCAGTCTCAATGTGTTCCGGATATCTATCACCAACCCATTTGCTAACCTGAAAATATTTCTTTGTTGCTTCGCTGTACGGCATAATGTTGACGTCACTAAATGCTAAAAAGTCGTCAGTAGGGTTCTCTACTAAGAACACGCCCCGGCATTCACGTGTTAGTGCATCACCATGCCATACAACTGCGTTCATTCCGCGAATTGCTAGATTAAACAGTAAAAAGGGAATTGCTCTGTCAGAGAGTTCCTCACACCAGTAGACGTGTTCATGAGGCATGTACGTTAGCGGTGTTTCTTGTAAACAGTCTTGCCACCATTTGTTGATAGTGATTCCTCCCGTCCCAGCGGTTGGCTCAAATGTTGTCCCAGTATGCTGACCCGTCAGTCTGTTCATGATTTCTGAAACTTCGTTAGGCGTAAAATCCTGCTTTTTACTTTTCCGTTCGGCCTGTTCCTCTTCAAAATAATCATGGAACCAGTCGTAACTGACGTCTGTGGAAACTTCGAGAAAAGAACCAAACACCTTTTCGCGCAAGCCCTTATCAAACACAATCTCCATTAATCTATCGGGAACCTTAAATGCTTCGTCAATGCCCAACAGCCGATTAACAGTCGCTACATCAAATTTTCTTTCCATTGCCTCTCTCCCTATCGTGAATGCCAACCTCTAATCTACTCAAAGCGATTCCAGCTCTGGTAACGTCGGGATTAGAAGTGATTCGTTTGTAATAATTTATTGAACCCATTGCTCGCGAAGAAACCAAAATTAAGTTGTTAAGCTCACAATTTGTTCGGTCTCCATCGGCAAACACAATCATCATTCCACGTGGAATTGGTCCGTTGACTCTCTCCCAAACAACACGTTGCTTATGAACCCACCGTCGGCGATCATCTACTTTTGTCCAGACGTATCCATCCTTGTGCAGCTTATCTGTTCCAACCGGCAGTCTGTATTCCAAGAGTCCACTACTAAGTCCGTGACGGCTTTTAAATGATCGTAGAGAAGTCACGTTTGGTATCCGGCCAAACTGTTTTATAAATTCATCTTTTAATTCCACCAACGTTCGGCCCTTGTAATTGTCATAAATAAACTGGCTTTCATCTTTTGTGAATCTCATTAGCTACTCCAACATTTTTGGCTTTTGGGCACCGACTGCCAAATCATCGCCATATAGTTTTTGTGCAGACAGTACAACTTGAGCATTGTTAACAACCACGTTAGCAATGCCGGCAACGGCTTTAGCACGCGCAGTTTCTTTTACGATTTCTGCTTCTGTCAAGCTTTCGTCTCCTAAACGATCTAGTTCATCAAACAGGTGATCGTTCAGAGTGCTCAAATTGTGATCAGCGGCCTGTACGTCGTTCGGTAATTTTGGTTTATCATTCATTTCTCTTCACCATCCCCACTTCACACTCTGTAAACTAACTATTTTCATCGTCATCACCCACTAACCGTGACCGTGTTTCCAGAAGTGAATCGAGCATCTCGTTAGTAATCTCCAGGCTCGGTGTTTTAACTCAGCTGCACTACCTTCTGGCCGGTCTTTAGTTTCTTTTGAAAGTTGATACAGTCGCACACTGATATTAGTGCTGACCATATCCAACACATCAAGATTCGCTAGTGATTCATCGTCATAGTTGGTTTCACCCCAGAAACTAGTGTGACCAATCAATAGGTCCAGTAAATCCTCTTTCGTATAAGTCTTTTCTTCGGTCATTGTTGTTACCCCTTTCGCCGGATGGCATTTTTAATTTCCAACAACTCATAGTCGCCAATGTGCATTCTTCTTTGCACGTACTCAACTTCGCTCAGTAATGCGACCAGAATCGAACCACTGTCACCCGCAATTTCCTGATGTAATTGACCGTTCCTGACAGACATTCGGACAGTCATGTCCTTGTGCATATGCTTGTTTAATCTAGGAAACTGTTCTTGAGCACTGTCTCGCTGGTCTAATAAATTTTCATACTCGGCAATTGCGAATCGTGTAAATTCAGGACTGTGTGCGTGTCTCATAGTTCATTCCTCCTAACTCATCATTTCTGCGTTTGCAAAAACTGTGTCGTAATCTTGTGGTTCAACATCGCTAAACGTGTCATAGCCTAATTCTTGTGCAGCTACCTCTAGTGCCCATGCTGGTATATCATCCATGTTCTTATCCTCACTTCACTGGGTTATTATTTTCATCAACCACCATAAGTTTCAGTGGCTTCATGTCACTAAGCGGCATTAATTTCATAGCAGCGTCCATTGCTTGGCAAAAGGCTGATGCCTGCATCAAGTCTGAAAATTCAAAAGCACTGCCGCGATTGGCATAAAAGAAGATGTAGCCAATTCGTGTTGCCATATACTTGCCACTATTTGCGTCACCAATTCGATACTGCATAATTCACACTCCCAATCCTGTTTGTGTTGGTCTATTTCGATGGTCCTGAATACCGGTAAAATCAATCGTATTGTTTGGATCCTTTGAGATTAAGCGACTAATCAATTTGCCATCGTATGCTGCCTGTAGCCGCTCGCCGCTTAGATTTGTTGTCACAATTGTGGTTTTACCGGCACGTGCATCAATCATTCGAAACATCCATTTTTGTGTGAATTCACTGGCCGTTTTTCTCTTATCACTTGTGTTAAACACTGACTCTGACCCAAAGTCATCAAGAACAAGCACATCCACCATTTCACAGCGTTGCTCCAACTTTGTGACTTGGTCTTTTTTTGTTTGGTCATCAGATGTTGAAGCCTGTAACTCCCACTGACTCATTTTGGCGATTGAAACAAACATGCAGCTTAATGCTGGTTTTGCGTTGTCATGAATGTAGTTAAGAATCGAAACAGCCATGAACGTTTTGCCACGACCAGGCAAGCCAGTAAGTGTCGCATTAAACTTTTCATGCTTGATCGCAATCCGATACGCCATTGCTACTGCTGCATTTCGAACTTTGTTTTCCTCGGCAGTCAAGCCTGTTTTGTACTGGTCAAAGTTATGATCCAGTACACCTTTTTCAGAATAGATAGACCCACGATGTAAAAAGTCGGCTTTGCTACGTTTAAACCAGTCATTTGTCACAGCCATATCAGCACGTCGTTGATGCTCAGCCCACCACTTTTTATAGTCGTCGCTATCTTTTGGCAACATTGTCATTGCCAAATCATCAGTAGGCGCTGTAATTCCTTTGGCTTTTAATACCGCAACTGCCTTGTTGTAATCAAAGCCACCTGCTGCAGTCTGTAAATCTTTAAAGTCTGACATGCTACCACCTCCTAGAATGGTAAGTCGTCTGATTCATCGCCTTGTGGTTGGCTAAATGCACCGTCCTGTGGGCGATGTGAAGCTTTGTAAGCTTCAACATCCTTGGCAGATAGAACCTTGTTATCCTGCCAGCTATGCATAACTGCGCGTGCATATGACCATTTACGGACGTTGTTGTTCAACGCTTCTTGTAAACCAAGAACAACCATGTGCTCTGGTTCAGGCGAACCAGCCGTCGTAAAGTCATTAATTTCCTCATCAATGTTTTGAATCTGAAAGCCACCTAATTGACCGAAACCGCCTTGCTCGAAAAAGTTGAAAACTTTCTGCCTATCCGTAGTAGTTGTTTCTTCTTGGTCATTCTTATCATTCTTTACATTCTTGTTTGTGTTCTGTTGTTGTTCTCTAGTTGTTCCTTTGTTGTTCTCTTGTTGTTCAGTTTCTTGGTACTCACCCCAGCCAATGATTGATATGACGCTGTATTTCGTGGTTGATTTGATGTTCAACATTCGAAGGTTTTCGAATTTCTTAAGCCATTTCCAGAGAGTTACGCCAGATTTTTGATGTTCACGTTTTGAACCTTGGTTGTATTCAAACGCCAGTGCGTCGCGCCCTGTGACGAATTCTCCGTTGTTCAAGTGCACTATCTCGCCATTAAAATTCACGTCAGCCTTGCTGTGATTAGCCTTTAACATGCAATAAATCCACAGTTTGAGCATGTAGGGGTTGGTCCACACCCAAGACTTAATCAACTTTCGGTAGAGCTTTATCCACCCCTGCATGGTTTCACCTCTACTCTGCTAGAATCTCGCCAACATCAATAGCTGATGTGATTGTCTTGTGTTTACGGCAATACTCACAATGTCCGCAGGCTGTCGGTGCAACTTCACCATTCATGACCTGTTCGATATGGTCGATGTGTTCTTTGATCCAAAATTCTTCTGGTTCTAACCAGACAGAACTCGGATTAATAAGTTGAACATCGCTTGGTGTCTGCTTACTAACCGCCCAGATAAAGCACTTGAATGGCCTGCCATACTTCTGTTCAAGCAACTGACTGTAAACCCACATTTGGGGCAAGTAGTCACGTGCTCGAACGAAATCAACCATGCCGCGATACTTGTCAGACCATGAGCGTTTGCGAATATCGTCAACAGTCTTGTAGTCCATGAAGAAGCCTTGCTCAACGTTTAGTGCGTCAATCTTGCCCTTCCAGTCGTAGCCAAACAGTTTGCCAGTCACAATGACCTCATGCTCACAAGTGTTATCCATGTTGGTGAAAAGCTGCTCGTCACAGAGACGGTCAATCATTTGCTCGCCAACTTTGAAGTTAGCTTTTAAATGCCCTTTACTGGCGCCACGGGTGCTAATGATTTCAGGATGTTCGTCAATGAACTTTTGATGGGCTTCTTCACTCTCGAAAAACGAATGAACGAAGTTACCAACCAGTAACGCTTCTTTGTTTGACTGTTCGTAGTCACCTTTTAGCAGTGCTAGTTCAGCAGTTTCACATGACATCATTTGCTTGAATACTGACGGGCTCATATATTGGAAGTCCGTGTCATGGTCGTAATAGTTTTTATGATTGAGGGTTATCATGCTGGTTGAAGATGTCGCCTTGGTGGACGTCTGGTTCTTCGTCTTCATGGTCGATGACAACGTTGTGTCCGTCTTCGTCAACTGTGTCAGCCCCCTTTGATGATTGACTCTGTTCGTAGCCGTTGATAATATCCTCAGCGGTTGATGACGGCTTAGCAGTCTTGCTAGTCACTGCCGATTCAGCACTTGGGTTGGCTGACTTTTCAGCCGACGTCGCTGTGCTTACTGGCTGTGAAGATTGACTGGTGGCCGACGGTTGCTGTGATTGATTACTTGATTGGAAACCGTCCAATAAGTCCTGTGTGCCCTTTGATTCAGCAGAAGGTGTAACATCCTTACGACTGTCGTTATCGTATTCATCAGAAGTCGTGTCATTGACTGCTTGAACAAATAAGTCGCTGTCGTCACTCGTGTTAATGAACAACTTAGCCGCTCGGTTAATTACAGTCCGCTTAGCCATTTCGTCTGGATACTCTCTCTGAACCTTCGTTGTTTTGGCATGTGACCACGAGACGTCAATCTGTTTCTTCGTCATAATGGTGAACGACTTTGTGCCGTCTTCCTTTTCGATGACACAGACGGCATATGCGATTGGCTTATCCAGATCAGCAACATGCATTTGCCATTTAGTTACAACAACTTGTTCTCCCTCAGACGCAACATCAAAATCATTGCCCTGACGGACTACATAGGCCTCGATACTTTTAACGCCCTTAAGCCGTTTAACAACTGCCATAGATCCCATGTACGAACGTGTTAGTGAACATGTCTGACCATATGGGATGAAATAGCACTGACTTTTGGCCGGTGATAATCCTTGAATTGTCATGTTTAGTAAAGCTTTATAAACTGATTCCGGCGTACATTTGTCTATCATGGATGGGCCATTAGATGTATCTGCCAGAATTAGGTAAGCCGAGTTTAATGCGTTTCCGACTGAGTAGTTAGCTGGTAGTGTCAGTCCTTGCTCCGTCTTCATTTTTTCAATACGATTTGAAACCTTTGCTACAATTTCGTTTTCTGCCATTAGGCCGCATCCCCTTCGTTTGTGACGGTTGCTCCGATGTTTTCAAGCAGCGTGTCAGTTTCAATAAAGCTATCGCTAGTCAGCCATTCGAATACATCAGCAGCCGACACGTTTTCAATTAATTCCGCAACGGTATCTGCCACCTTGTTGTGCTCAACAACCATCAAATAAAGCCATTTGTCCTTGTCTTGGTCAGCAAACAGTTCTCCGTGATACATCCAAATCTTTTGATACGTGTATGTCATATCGCCTTTATAATCAGTGCCGAACTCAACACGGTTATCGACTGGATCACCAACCATTCCGTTTTGTAAATCTCGTGCATTAGTCATGTGATTCATCCCCTAACAGTTCTTTGATTCGTTTGTTTGTCTTCTCGTAAATATCTGTAAGTAGTTCAAGCTTTGCTCGGTCACAAGCGTCCAGATATACGGCGTCCTTTTGTGATTGAACAATTAACGGCTCTCTTAAATCACTAATCATTGTCTGGAAAGAAAACGATTCTTGTATCTTTGCTTGTGTTACTGTTTGTTGTTGTGCCATTGTTTTTTTCTCCTAAAATTTGTTGTTTGTAAATTCCGATTTGTTTCTTAGCAGCGTTGAGTGTTGCTAGTGCGGTTGCTGAACTACCAGTCATCAAATTACCTTCACGTTTAAGCTGAATCAGTGGCTCACGTTGGTGTTTAAGGATGGTAAACACATCGTCCAACACACCTTTTTCAATCTGGTGTAACTGCTCAACAGTCAAGCCTGATGTGGATTCCATTTGCGTTTATCCCCTTTCCGGTAGATAATGTTCTCGAATAATTTATTTCTAAGCGGTCGATCGGAGTGCCAGCTCCAGTCGGCCTTTTTGTATGGCTGCATACTCTGCAAACCAGCTAGTGCTAACTTTTCGTTCATCGCTTGACCTTCTTTGGTTGGTATTCAATCAGCTCATTCAATGGAATTTGTAAGTAGTCACAAATCGACATTAGGGTATCCCACCGAATCATTTTCACTCGGGCATAATACAGAGCCGTGAGTGTGGTTCTTGAAACCCCAGTGCCTTCCGACAACTCGGTGATCTTGATTCGGCGTTTACCCAAAATCTCTGATAGATTATTTTGTAAAGTTAACTTGCCGTTTGCCATTCGTTCACCCTCTTTCTGTGGGATAATGGGTTTAGAAAACCCTTGGAGGTAAATCATGCCAACTAAACATAAGCAGCTTGTTTGTTTGAATGGACATCAAATCAAAGACGCAATGGAACTCAGCGATAGTGAATCCGGTTTTTGCAATAAATGTGGCCAACCACTTATTTCAAGTTGTCCTAAATGCGGACATTACATTCCTGGAACAACAGACTATGAGGGTGTGATTAGTTTCTTTCAAGAACCGGTTCCCAAATACTGTTCAAATTGCGGTGCTCCATACCCTTGGACTGAATCTGTTCTGAAATCCGCTACTGAACTCATCGAGCTTACTGACCTAAGTCAACAAGACAAAGATTCATTTTCGAAAACTATTCCAGATTTAGTTACCGATACTCCAAAAACCAAAGTAGCAATTGCCAAGTTCAAAATATTTTCAGCCAAGGCTGGTAAAACAGTTGCGTCCGGACTAAAAGATTTGTTGGTAGATGTCGCCTCAGAAGCTGTTAAAAAGGCTATTTGGGGAAACTGAACGCACACATTTCACAGTAGTTGCCCTCATGTACTACGTGGCGGCAATTTGGACAAATAACATAACCTTTAGGAATTATCCTTGGCAGTTGTTTTGCTGATTTCAACGCCGCAAACAACTTGCTATTACAATCCATTAGTATGTTTATCGTCTTCTGATCCATTTCGATGACTGCTTCATACAACTCTTTATCCATACATGCTTCCTTTCCTGCCAGCCTTAGTGCTGGCTTTTTTATTTGCCTTGTAACTCACGTAAGTCGTGCTTCAACGTTTGAATCGGATGAATGTGCTTCCAGCGGTCAAACATCGTACGACGATTGATTTGCACATAATGTGTGCCGTAACCAGCCAGATAAATTGCAGCTGACCACAAGATGAATCCTGTTAACTCGTATGTGACTGTCATTGATGTTTCCCCCGTTATGCCTGCCCGCATATTTTAGAGTTAGTAATTTACTTGTTTGTTTTTGATAACCCAGTCCAAACAGTCTCTGGGAATGTAACGCCACTTACTCGGTGGATCACCAGGTCGTATCTCTACATGAGGAAAGCCTGGTTCAAACTTGTAATGCTTATTGAACGTGTCGTAATCCACCTTTATCCAGCGCGTATACAATTCTTTTTGATTGACCTGTTGCAGCGGATTATCGTTGCGTTCAACTATTTGTTGCATGTAATCACCAGCCTTTCCGTTACTGACTAAGTTCAACTTAGGAACCTGTTGTGAGATGATTGTGTTAATTCAATTAATCGAGGTGATACTCATGGCTATCGTGAAATTAACTCGCCAAAACTCTCATGAAGAAACAACTTTTTATTCCGTTTATCAAGTTGATATTGAAAAACAGACGGTTCAAAAAGGGTCTTAACCGGTACGACAATCGGTGCTTTGCTAACATACAAAGACCGTTTTCCTGAATCAAACTCATTCACCGTTTATGATGAAGCCCGTGGCATTACCAAATTTCTATTTGACCAGTGGCCTGTTTATGAAGTAGATCTATAGGCTGTATTGTCACTAATGCTCTAATCGCTCCATCGTTTTCCGTAGGCCAAGCCTTAACTAGAACATTTTCGCTACCTTGGTCTTTTAAAAACTTTTCAATTTCATCGAACACTCCATTCACCTCATTCACCACAATGTCGTGTGGAGCGTTCTTTTGTTTATTGAGAACAACACCTGCTTGAAAACTACCGTGTCCGCAATGAAGTATCTGCATCGACTGATAATTTTTAGCTTGTTGCAATGCATATTGTCGAAGCACTTCAACTTGCAATACTTCTTTGTTCAATTGCTGTTCATCCCCTTACTTCATACCCACAAATTCCTTAACCTTTTTCAGATTCTCTTCTGCTGCTGGTCCAAGCGTCATACCACTTACTAGTTGTCGGACGTACTGACTAGTCCAACCGAAGTGATCTGCTACCTCCTTTTGCTTCATGTTTAAGTCGATTAGTCGCTTTTTAAAACGACGTTCAAATGCTGGCATTATCTTGTTCACCTACTTTCCTAGTTAATTGAAATTTCAGTTATAAAAGGATTGACTAAAAAGTATTCTAGTCGTACCATTTAGGCATAGTTTAATAAACAAATATCTTCCTAAAACAACGGCTACCAACTGAATGTATTAGGTTCATATTTATTACGCTTTAAACTGATTGCTTAACTGATGAACAAAGTATAATTCTTATCGTACTTTTTGTAAAGCATTAATTACGATTAAAATACTTTTTTCTTTCAGTTTCACTGGAGGAAAAGCTTTATGACACTAATTGATCGTACTAAACGAATCGCAAAAACACGTGGATGGAATCTAAAACAAACCGCTGCACACGCTGGCTTAAGTGAAAATGCCATCTATGGATGGAAAAATCACAAACCAACAAAGGCAACATTACTATTGGTTGCTAGCACGCTTGGGGTTTCCTACGAAGAACTGACTGGTGAAAAGGAATTAAAGTCTACAAATATTGATTTAAAAGCTTCAATAGATGATGACGATGTAATCATGACCTACGAGGGCCGACCGATACCACAGGAAGACTTGGAGTACATCAAACGTATTTTGGATGGAGGCAAGTAGCATGGACGATTTATTAACTGAGCTGTTCGAGTTTGCATTTGAACATGGTATTGCAGTTACGACAACACACGTCCTATCGAAAGATACACCTTCCGTTTCACGGCCATCTAAAAATGCAATCATCGTCAACATGAACTGGCATACAAAAAAAGAGATCCCGATGCAATTTGCACACGAGATCGGTCACGTTCTAAATGAAGATAAAGGCACTTTGTATTATTGCAGTACCGCTTCACACAATTCGATTGAGTATGGCGCTAGTAAAACTGGTATTAAGGTGCTAGTCAGTTTGTACTTTCAAAACGTCAGTCCTGATGAAGCCAACTCAAATACGTTTGTTAAGCAACTAGCAATACCTTCTTACATGGAGCCATATACAGAAGACTGTATTCGCGAGTTTTATCAAAAATAATAATTGTCCAAAATCTGATGACGTTAAAAGCTGACATGTACCGTAGGAGAAACTATGACATACGACGATTATCAACAACAAGTTAAACCTCTGAATGATCAGATTAGCGACTTAACTGAAGTTTTATTTTTCAAATTCAAAAAGTTGATGGAGCAAAACAGTAGCACTTTATTTTCACTTGCGTTGGACGAAAGCTTCAATTTCATTGATAAGGATGATAAGCCCATCGAGACAGAAGATGACACCTATATTCAACTATTTTCAATAGGTAGCACACCCTTATACTTGAATACATCCAGTAAAGAGGTTTGCACTTTAAACTTTGACCCTGATCTAGGATTTAAGGTACCTCAAGCTGTCTCAGATGATGCCTTACAAAAGTGCTTCCGCTATAAAGACAACTATTTAAGTGCTATGCATATTGTAGGTCTGGACGGTATCTTCAATAAGAATTTGGAAAATCAAAAAAACATCATCGCCAGCTTGACTAACATTTAAAAAATACCTTAGTTATATCCATATGCAGCTCATATTCCAGGGGGGATATCATGAAGAAATCACTTACATTAGCGATAACAGTTTTAAGTGCACTACTACTAACGGCCTGTGGTAATAGCAATTCAAAGAGTTCCAGTAGTACAAGTTCTAAACCGCGATTAAGTAAAACATCAAAGCAAAATAAAAAGGCCCGTCAACAATCAAGTGACAAGGCCAAGTCGGAATCTATTTCAGAGAGTAAAGACAGTTCCAGTCAAACAGCCTCAACCAGTTCACAGCCAGTGTCGCAATCACAAAGTAGCACTGAATCTAGTTCGACAACCGCTGCACAGTCTTCTAATTCAAGCAACGAAGCTAGCTCTAATGATGAATCTGGCTGGATTGTGCATAACGCCGACGAGGCCACTAGTTTAATCACTGAAAAAATGGGTGATCAAAGATGGACCGTTGTCGGTGGTACATTTGGAGGAGCTCACTCTGGGTATGATGAAAATGGCAACCCCAATCCTGTTTCTAAAGACTATGTTCCCTACATATCGTTGCAAAACAGTAATGGTGATATGTATACAGTGTCTGCTAAAGGAGAAATTGCAAAGATGAACTAATTGTTTCACAGACCCGTAGCTCAGTTGGTTAGAGCGCTCAACTTATAATTGAGAGGTGGTTGGTTCGAGTCCAACGGGGTCTATCGTGACAAAATACATTCAAGGAGATTTCGAAATATGATTAGCTATAATATTTCAAGCATTGATTCAATAGATGTACCTGGAGAAACATCTTCTACTCTGCGCAAAGAAAAAGATGTTATTTCAGCATTTTCATCACTAACCTTACCAGTCAAAATTACAATTTATGAAAGTAATCAGACTGGCTACACTATAACTACAGATGCTAAAGGCACAGAAGTCAGTACGGCCTTATTTGATTTCGGATATGGTGGATATGGGCCTCATCTTCTACAAAAGGCTATTAAAAAAATTCCAAACCTTAACGATACCGAAAAAGACCTCGAATTCATTGATCACGCTCATGGCGATGAAGACGGAAACAATTTAAATGGTAAAACCGCTAATGGCTCTGAATTTGCTTACAAAGTTGCAATCACTATTAGTTAAAATTGCCCGCATCTCCTGTAAAGATAGTGAAAATATGCAATTCAACAAAACTGGCGACTATAAAAACTAAAACCTATGAGGGATTTAACATGGAAAAAGAATACAACATCAAGTCCCCTGGACATACGATAATCAGTTTAACTGACAACGCTATAGTCATCACACGTAAAGGCATGATAAATGCAATTAATCAAGGATTGAAAGGTGCAAAAACTATTCCGCTTAAATCCATTACAGCAGTTCAAATCAAGAAGCCTGGGTTGACTAACGGATACATTCAATTCACTATTCCTGGTGGTAATGAAAGCCACGGTGGCGTTCTAAACGCCACACATGATGAAAATACTGTTATGTTTAGCGGACACTATTTCAAACAAATGCAGGAACTAAAGGAAACAGTGGAACAAATAATTTTTGCTGATTCATCAAGTAGTGATTCATTTGTTGATGCAGCAGACCAAATAAGGAAAATGAAGTACCTGTTAGATGACGGTATAATTACCGAGGATGAATTTAACGAAAAGAAAAAACAACTTTTGGGTATTTAAATAAAAAAACGCATCCCCTCCCGCCAAGAAGTTGGATGCGTTCCACTCTAAAAACTCACAATGTGTGTGCGCTTTTCGTATACACATTTTACACGAAAGGTCGTGATAAATCCATGTTGCTTCCGTTATGCCTGCCCGCAAAAACGAAAGGAAAATAAACATGGCAAGTTATATTAAAAAATATGGAAAATGGCAAGCACGGTTCTCTTATGATTTTCAAGGTAACCGTAAAACAAAAAGTAAGAATGGCTTCACTACAAAGGCTGAGGCTCAACGCTAGGTTCGAACAACACTCACAGAGTTGCCAACACCAAAAGCGCTCAATGATTCTGGTCGATCACTCTACGACTACTTTATGGAATGGTATGAAATCTTTGAAGAGCCAAAACTAGCTCCGGCGACTAAAAAATGGTACATGAACTCAGCTAAGATAATTAAAAAATATTTTGGCAAAGAACCGATGACACACATTAGTCGTGCCAGGTATCAACGATTCCTCAATGACTTTGGCAAGACACATGCAATTAAATCAGCCAGTAAAGTTGATAGTCATATCAAAATGGCCGTGCGTTCTGCTGTTGATGATGGTCTTATACCATCCAATTTCACTGCTCATACGTCAATGAGTGGTCATGCAGGTAAAAGTGCTGAGGAGAAGTACATCGACGGAGCCAGCATGTGGCGGCTTATTAAGCGGTGTGAGCAAACACCAGACATTCATCACATCTCGCAGGTAATGATTCTCACTGCCCTATTCACTGGTTTTAGAATTGCTGAGGTTGCTGGCCTTCAATGGCAAGACCTTGACCAAATCAACAACACCCTATCAGTCACAAAGACCTACGATTGGACGACAGGTGGCTTTAAACCGACAAAGAATGCTCAATCAAAACGAACTATCGCAGTCGTGCAAGAATTAGTAGACAATTTGAATAAATTACACGCCAGTCAAACGAACATAGACAATCCAAATAATCTAATGTTTATCGGTGAGAATCCCAAGGTACCGTCAAGCAATGGTGCAAACCATGTTTTACGAGAACTACTAACTGAATTGGATATTCACCCAACGATTACATTCCATGGTCTCCGCCATACTCATGCAAGTTATCTACTAGCAAACGATGTCAGCATTTACGAGATCAGTGAACGTTTGGGTCACAAGGATTATACAACTACACTGAAAATTTATTCACACATGCAAAAAGAGATGAAGTTGAGAGAAACAAAAAAAGGGCTCCAAGCTTTTCAATCTCGTACACGGTTCGTACACGGTTTTGAAAAAAGGCTTAGAAACCCTTTGATACCGGCGTTCTTGTGAACGCAATAATTGGGTATACTGGATTCGAACCAGTACATTACGGATTCAGAGTCCGGTGCCTTACCAATTTGGCTAATACCCAATAATCCATTATTAAAGTCGTAAATCTGCCAAGCAAGCGCCCGGGTGACTTTAAATCACCCCACTGGGGATCGAACCCAGAACTCCGCCTTGAGAGGGCGACGTCTTAACCAATTTGACCATGGGGCAAATTTACTTAATTAATTATACAGTACTGACAGGTGACGTCAACGTCTTAGCGCATAAAAATGACGACTTTTTTAAATTCTCATTTTTCATTGTCGTTTTCTAAGTCTCTAACTAAAAATAACGACCGTTGCAATAATGTAACAGCCGTTAAGCTACTAAAATAAAAACACCACCCTGCGGCGGCCATTATTAGTCTATCGAAATTTGTTTGCGAACAATTTTAAATGGCTCCTCAAAGTCTCGATCGTAGATATCACACAAGGCAACTATTAGCAAAAGCGGAATCGATTTAAGACTGGTATTGGGATCCTCGTATCGGTAAAAAGCTGATTTACTAATGCGAAAGTTGTAACGATCCTCCAGTTGTCGCAATACTTCCTTGCCAGTGAGACCTTTTTGCCTTCGTGAAACGTGTAACCACGTTTGAATATCAGTTGGTTTTGTATCCATGTTGCAAGTCAGCTCCTTTAGTGCTCATTTTATCAATTTATTGACGTGAATACGCAGTAAATAAGAAATTCGACTTGCGGGCATCGAGAATTAAGGTTAATATTCCCATATAAGGGAACGGTTTAAACATTTAATTATTAGGGGCGTGGTAACCATGGAAATTTTCCCAGTCTCGGGATGGCTGAAATCAAGGGGTATAACACAGCTTGAGGTCGCCGATCTATTGCAAATCAACAAAAGTACTGTAAGTCGCAAATTACACGGACATTCTCAATTTAACGTTCGTGAGATTTCTTTACTTAACCAGCATTTTGGCATTCCACTGGAAGTATTTATGCAAACGACACAAAGTGATGATCCTACTAAATTGTCTTAATAATTATCATAATTGTGGAGTAACAAATTAAGTTCAAACAAAAACGACGTCCTGAATATCAGGTACGTCGTTTTTGTTGTCAATTCTAAATCTATTCAGCTTCATCCTCTTTGACAACTAGCACATCTACGTCCGCATTACGCACCACGTATCCTGTTGTTGACCCAAGAATTGCTCGCTCAAATGCGTTTGTTCCAGTAGCCCCGATAACAATTAAGTCGATGTCATGATGCTCTGGAAAAGTCTTGGCAATCGTTGGCTTTGGCGCGTCCTGCATTGCAAAGGCCGAAATACGGTCAAAGCCAGTTTCTGCCTGCATCTTTTGCGCCAGTTCTCCAACATATTTTTTAGCCTGCGTCAGCATACCTTCCGACATTCCCGCCATTGCGTATTCAGGAGCTGCATACAACGGCGCGACAACTTGTAGTAATAGGATGTCTGCATCAGCCGCTTTCGCAATGTCAACTGCTTTACGCAGGGCCAATTGTGCGTTTTCTGAGCCATCTGTCGGAACTAAAATGCGTTTTGGTTTAAATGTCATGTTATGCCTCCTATATTTCATTGCTTTAGATTATTGTATTTATAACATAAAACTATTTTTGCTGCATTTTTTACGCCTGTATTCCTGTTGTTGATCTTCAATCATTCTTGTCACAAATTTTGCTAGTAACTGTCGAGGATATTCAACAACACGCCAGGCCGTTTTGAAGACATTTTTGTTTGCGTCCATCAT